ACTCATTGCACCACTTAACTGTACTATATCTCCTGCAGCAAATGTATTAGCTGGGATTAATACTGATGAATAAATAACATCACATCCACTTGATGAGTTACCTGTTGTTCTAGGCAGGCTAACCATCGGCGTTGATCCACCGCCACCACTTACCGCAGTGTTATCAATGTATAATTTACCTGTTGCGTCAATGTTTATTCTTCTATCTGTTCCACCTGCATCTGACATAATAATACCACCTGCAGTTGGTGTTGAATCTGTTTGTGTTTCTAGTGCTTTAACTGAAACTGTATCTGCTGTTGCAGCAGTTACGCCATCACCAAGAGCCACAGCAGCATTTGCGTTAGCTTGTGTATTTCTACCAAGTGCAATAGCTCCAGCGAATGCACCACCTGTAGCACTCTGTCCAATAGCTATGACAGCAGCCTGATTACCTGCAGTAGCGTCTCTACCGATAGCTACACCATTTTGGAATAGGGCAGTAGTATTGTGACCTACAAGTGTATTATAGTCACTAGCAGAGCTTGCAGAGTTACCAATCATTACGTTACCACTACCAGCAACACTATCAAAGTTATTACCAATTGCAACGTTATTTGAATTAAAAGAAGAACCTGGAATATCATGACCAATTCTAATTGATTCACTTGCACCAGTTCCACCTGTAGAGTTACCAATTACAATAACTTCATCTGAACTTGCACCTGTATCAGCACCTTTACCAATTGCAATTGCATTTGAACCTGGCGCTGTTGCTCCATCACCTAATGCGATAGATTGTGCTCCAGATGCGTTAGCAGCATTAGTTGTTAATGCAGCCGCTGATTGTAATGAGTCAGCACCTGAACCATTCTCTAGTCCTGCTGCGCCACCTGCTGGTAAACCACTTACAGTACTACCTGTAAAGTCCACAGTACCACTAACAAAGTTAGTTGCTGTATTACTCATTTCTATATTTGTAGCTCCGCCAGCACCATCCTGGATGGCTTTAGCAGTACCACTAAGAGCTGCGTTATCTGATGTTTTTATCAGTCCTTGGTACGACTGATCTATTTGTTCGTTTTGTAAACTTGCCATATTATTAGTTTAATTTTGTTAAGTGCATACCATAGTTAGTGTATGTACCAGTAGTTGAATCTGACCACATCTGTAAGTAAACGTATTGATTTACAGTCCAGTCTATATTATTTGTGTCAACTGGTCCACCAGAGTTTCCAAATCCATCATCATTTTGTCCACTAGATGGGTCTAAGTAGTTAGTTTCGTTTGCAGCAGAAATAAAACAATGTCTTTTCATTATATCTGTTCCATTAGAACTTGTTTGTACTTGTGAGAATGAGAATTCATTTCCACTTGGATTACTAGGTGCACTACCTACTGTCTGTGCATCTGGTGTAATCCACATACTTGAGTATTGTGTTGCGTTAAGACCATTTCTTTCTTCAAAACTACGAATCATAAAGTAATCACCTGCACTAAAAGTATTAGCTGGTATTGTAAATACAGATTGTACTATATCTGATGCGATATAAGAAGTGTTAACTACTTTACCAGTACCGAAGTATGTAACACCACCACTTGGTAAACCTGTTACAGTTGCTCCTGATAAGTCTAAAGGACCTCCAATTGAACTACCTGTAGGAGTTGATACAAAGTAATTATTTATACCTGCACCAAATCCTGCAGCGGTTGCAGCTACTACCGCATAATTTGCTCCTGTTGCATCTCTAATATCAATAGATTGATCTTGTATTTCAGTACTACCTCCATTATTAGCATATTGTTTAAAAAACTGTGTATTAATATTAGTACCTAGTTGTAGTTCACTTTGTGACATTTTAAACATACTGTCATTACCTGCACCGTCTGTTATTTGATGAAAGCCATTTGCTTGTAAAGCAGCGTTATCACTTGTTTTAATTAATCCAAGGTATGAACTTTGGATTGCGTTTCCTGTTAATTGAGCCATATTATCTCTTTTTTAATTTTATATTGATTCCCAGTTATCTGGTTCTGCTTCCCAATTATCACTGGCTGCTTCCCATAATACTGCAACTGGTGGTGCTGCACAAGGTGTCGTTGATGACCATACTCTTGTTTCAGTACTATATGTATTCTGATTTCCACCCCATGTACACGGATTAGCTGGTGCGGCATTACAAGCGTTATCCGCTATTGCATACCACCATGAACCATTCTCTGGTGCACCTATACTATAATAATTAGCTAGGGCTATAACCCATGAGCTATTTACTGGTTGTGTTATACCTAATTGGTAACATAATGTTTGTAGCCATGAACCATTTACAATGGTTGTAGCGCCTAAATAAATTGCGTATGCAGAAATCCAACTACCATTGGTAGGAGTAGTTACTGCACCGCCTGAGGCACATACTACATAGTCTTTTGTTACTGATTTTATATCCATCTACTTAGAAATATAATTTTACTTTTTGTTGTTGATTTTTTTCAGAGCAACTTTAAGTTTGTTAATGTTTTTAACCGTTGCCGTGGACTGTCGTGGAAGGACCACAGTCTGTGCATTCGCCGTATTTTTCTTCATAATATGATAAATTTGATCTACCTGTTACTAATCCACTAAAATATGGATTACGTTTATCTGGCATCATACCGTCTGTGCCAGGATTCTGATACTCTGGGAATAAGTTAGGATTATCCATAAAGTATTTTGTTAGTCTTTTAGAGTAAAACTCTGCAGTATTTAACACTGTTTGCATAAGAAATTGTAATTCATCTAGAGTAGTAGGTGAAGTCTCTTCAGAAGTACCGTTAAGTACGCCCTGATTAGCTATCTTATACTTAATGCTAGGTAACATTAAATAGAGTGCATACTGCATTAGAGTAGGTCCTACGTAGTCTTTCATAAGTAGTTCCTCGTCAGCGGTTAAGTTACCTGCAATAACACCGGCTTTAAGTCTATCGAATAGACGTGTACCTAATATGTTTTGTAAATATATGTCTTGAGCCTGTAGAATGTTTGGTGTAATCTCATTTAGTCTGACATTGTCATCTAACTGAGTCCATTGTTTCATTCTTTGCTCCGATACTAGTAATGCTGTTTGGCTCATATTATTCGTCTGCTATATTTGTTATGTCTTCTTGTAACGCCGGATCGTCTTCGTCAGTACCGATAATCATTGGCACTGGCTCTACTTCTATTCTTACGTTTAGTCCGTATAGACTTAAGATATAACTAAAAGTATTAATAATTTTAGTTTGTTTTGGTCTTACTACTGTATTCATAAAGTGTGAGTAAGATGTAATGATTTCATCTGAGTTACTAGAGAAACCTGCACCGTCTTTAATACCTAATAAAAGTGGAGAAGTAATACGGTGTGCAGTAAGGATTCGTGACGTGATTCTTTGTTCAAGAGTTAAGTAGTAATCGTCGTTCGCATTCTCGATCGGTGTCACCTGCAGTTCTTTGCCTGGCTCAGAGAAAGCCAAAAAGAATCTACCCGCATTCTCTTCTCCACTAAATGTATCTTCTATTTCTCTATATATGTCTCTACGCTCTTCTGGATTAGGTATTCCATTTCTAAATTGTACAAACATACTTGGCGCTAGACCATTACTTATGTTTGCGTTATGAAATCTCGATACACGAGCATCAAGTTGTATATCATTAACACCACCAATATAAGCAGGTAAAGGATATATTTCTTGTCCTGGGTTATAGTCTTTACAATAATAGATTTGACTTGCGCTATCTTTTTTCGTATCTGTAACATCAAATGATTTATATTCAACTGGTTTATATTTTCTTATTTGTGACCAGTCGCTAGAATAATAGTAACTATGTATGTTATCCTCATCATCTGGTTTACCTGATCTAACATTTGCAAAAGGTAAATGATAGATTTCTGCTATTCTTGTACCTTCTTTATTCCACACTAGATTTAAAGCATACCCACCGAATAGTGTGTAGTCTAATGCAATCTTTTGAAAGACGTCATTAATAGTTTCGCCTTCAGTGTTAAGGTATTCAGTACCATATTCTGATACACCTTCGCCATAGATACCATCTCTAATTGCATCTATACAAGTGTGATTCATTGCAGAACTATCATATAGCTCTATAAGTTGTTGTGGAAATAAGTTGTCTACGCCAAACTTAATGTAGTCTTTTCCTCTTTGTTCTTGGATTACAGGTAAGTCTAATGCTTCAAACTTGCTACCTTTTATAGAGTATAATCCTTCTGGGTTTGTGTTTCTCATATTTCTTTTTAATAATTTGGACGATAAAATACTTCAGCGTCTCTATCTTCGTTACTAGATATGTATTCGACTTTCCCGGTGTCTCCTCCAGGTTGTGTAATAATCTTTACAATGTCACAAAGATCGCCAAAACAGAAAGTATAATAACCGTTAAAGTGCTTATCTTTAAAGTCTGCAGGGAAAGGTACATCAATTTGAGCATACCTTTCGTTTTGTACCATAATAGAGCCTTGTGCTGTGTGAATCACTTCTTGTGAGTACTGCGACTTTAAGCTAAAATTGTCTGTTAAATTACTAGGAGGGTTATTAATGTAAAACGTTCCAGTTGTGCCTGTTATTGTTGTTGTCATATTATAGTATGTGTTTCTACTTAGAAATATAAAAACAAGTAAAGTTGTAATAGAGATACATATAATATGTATAAACATGTGATATATGGTGATTTTGAGTGCACGAACCTACATCAACTATGTAGTTTGCGTGATCCACTAGTAGTTAAGTTTCTTAAACGTATAAAAGAGTTAGACTGGAAAGGCTATCAGTTATGGACACATGGCTCAATACTTAGTACACGACAGGCACAGGATATAGACCTAACTATAGTCGGACCTAATAAACCTGCTCGTATAAACTACTTATTAGAACAATGTGTTAAGATAGGGTTTGATCTCTTTATGCAAGTAGATATAAAGTATTTAGTAAGTGGCCAATTGTATGACCATAGTAAAGGTGTGCCTGTTACACAAACTCTAGCACATTATAGACCAGAGATATGGATTAACGGTACTACACATAGATATGCACACCGCAAACGTGGTTTATGGGTTACAGAACGTAAGTACCCAATGACTAAATCACAGTACTCACCACATCCACCTAAACAATTAATATAAAAAAAGGGTCCCTATTGGGACCCTTTCTTGGTTTATATAGACGTAGATTATGCTTCTACGATAGAGCCTGTAACTTCGAATGAAGGTGATTCCTCCATACCTGAAATTGTAAGTTCGTATCCATTTCTATCACCATAAGCAGTTCCTGATACAGAACTACCTGCTGTCATGAATGCACCTCTTTCAACACCAACAGAGAAATACTTGTCGTTGTTGTCTTTAAATACTACAACCATGTCAGTAGCTTGAGCCATCAATAAGATTTGATCTCTCTTAGCTGCTTCCATTTTGTTGAATATCATAGTAAGAGCTTGGTCATAAAATACTGTACCATTCTCTTGAGATACATTGATAGTTTCAGTGAATGAACTAGTTTGGCGTGGAACCTCAAATTCAAAGAAGTCACTAGGCGTCAAAGCGGAACCACCAACAGTAATTGCTGAGATAGTACCATTAGATTCAGTAATAGATTCAACTGCACCGTTAGCAATAAAGATTTTATCAATACCACCATTAGAGTCGTTACAATCTAAAGTAAATCCTGCTGTTAAATTTGAACAAGCCATAGTTTTCTTTTTGTTTTTTTAGGTTAATTATGCCAATCCGTTAGTTCCGAACTGATCTACTTGCGAGACAGCTACCCCGAGGCGCCATTTTGCAATGAATTTTACAACATCTTGTCCTTTGTCAAAAAAGAACTGTACTGTTGACATGTCATCTTCTAATCCAGTACCTGCAACAATCATTGAAGAAGGTCCAGCTGCAACGTAATCAGAATTTTGTAAACCTGAAGTTTTAACTACAGTGATGTTAGCTCCTGGTAATTCAAAAGATCTACCATCTCCTTGATCATAGTGGTAATAGTTTTGTGCAACTAATGCTCTTCTTAGAGTGTTAAAATTCGATGGAGAACAAATCATGATTAAATCGTCACGATCCTTAGAAGCTTCATTGATTGCATCAAAGATATTTAATGCTTGCTCAACTGCGTTAGCTAAAGTCCATGCTGCTGGGTTAGCAGATAAAGTAGCACCGTTAGCTTGGGTTACTTGATCTTTAATACCAGTACCTGTACCATCACCTGAGATTAAGTAAGATTCGTTGTATTTAGAGATTCTCTTCACGTAGTAATCAGCGATTACTTCTTCGAAAGGAACACTCTCTTGGTTTGCTGCCGCAGACATTCTCTGGCTTAACCAGTATTGTCT